AAAAAATGGTAACGAGATTTGTCGTCCCGTTACCATTGCTGAGTATTATACTGACGAAAACGAGAAGAAGAGACAGATCTATCTACTAAAACCAGAATACTTTAGATCATTTGTAGATGCATACCGTAAGGGCAACACTTACAAGAAGTCTAATGGATTTGTTAGCAGCAGACTGAAGGCAACTACTCTTTGATCTTTTTCAGTCAATTTTTGGCGGAAAAATTTTTTCCAAATTTATGTAATTGTTAATCGAATTTTGAAATGATACGCTCACAATCTTCAGTGTTTTGCTTACAGAATTCTGTGACATAACTATTCACATCTGTGCTCATGGTATAGTGTGCGTGAGTGTGTAACAATTCAATCATCGCCAAGAACCCAACACACAGGGCTACGAAGTGGCATATAGGACTTGTGGCACAGCATATCAGGTTCTTTTTGATGTTCATCAGAACTTATACTTGGTGCCGACTTCAACTTTCCAGTCATTCTTGGTGCTGGTGCTGATGAATTCTGCCTTTGCTTTAGCAGACAGTTTCTCGGTCAGCTTGAGAGCAGATCCGATCTCAGCAGCAGTGAAACCAGCAGAAGAACCACCATCAGGGGTCTTGGCACCACCGCCAAGTTCAACATAAGGTTTAGCGGAACCAACCTTCCACTCGTAACCGAGACGAGCTTGGTTGACTGCTTCTTTGTAATTATCGTCAGTAAACTTGAATTCAGATTTAGTCATGACGTAGGGACCAGCAAGGGCAGGTGCCGTCACCATAGGAATGGCAAGGGCGGCAAGAGCGAGTGCTTTCATTTGTTTTTCCTTTGAGTAGGGTTTGTGTGTCGTTAAAAAGACCTCTACATTATAGTAGAGGTCCGTATATTTAGAAGTAAGGTTTGGTTAAGGTTTCAATTCCCTAACTCAATCTTCTTCAGCAAGACGAGCGAAGTAAGACAGAGCATCGTCATCATCAACGACTGCCTCTTCCTTCACAGGAGAGGGAGCAGCAGAGACACGAGAGCGGAACGACGAGGGTTCAGGAGCAGCGACAGGCTCATACTCCTCATCATCAATGCTAGGAACAGCAGTGCGCTGGGTGATACCAAGCACCATGTTCAGGCGACGCTCAAGATCTTCATAGGACTTGAACTGGTCCTTGTTAGTGAACGCTTCCAGAGAGTGCTCGGACTTCCAGACGCCTTCAAGTTCAGTATCATCAGCACTCAGGGCAGAGACACTATCGAACTCGGAACTATCATAGTTCCAGTAACCAGCAACCTTCTTGATCTTCAGTTTGAAGTTAGCACCTTCCCAAAGATCAAAGACATTCACGGGGTCTTCATCTTGAAACTCAGGTTGCATCGCAGCAAGGATCTTGTCATGGATCTTCTTGCCATACTTGTAGAGGAACACACGACCCTCGTTCTCAGGGTTCTTAGGATCCTTCACGACATAGATGTTGCTGTAATACTGGAGCTTACGCTTCTGCTTACGAGCAGTCTCTTTGTCTTCATCACTACCGCTGTTCCAGAGACGGCGGTTGACTTCACCAACGGGATCCTTCTCGTTGAGAGTGGTCAGGGAGTTTTCAATATACCACCCACCAGGACCTTGGAAGGCATGGGAGTAGACTTTCGCCCAAGGCACAGTTTCACCTTCAGGGGCGGGGAGGAAACGGATAACAGCATACCCGTTGCCAGAAGCGTCAACCTCTGGTTTCCAGAAACGCTCATCAACGTTCTTGCCGCTGGATGATTTCTCAAGTTCCTTCTGGAGGAACTGGAAGTTGTTCTGGGATTTACGCTTCAGATCTGCGAAAGACATAGGATTTTCTCGGATTAGTTTGGATTTGGTCTGTGATGCCCTCACCACTTAGACATAATAACAGGGCACAGGGTCGGGCGTCAACCCCCTGTGCCACTTTGCAGTTTGTCCTTCATGAACTGGACTTTCTGCAGCAGTTCGTCAAACATCTGCTCGACGGTGGTGCCTGGGGTAGCACCAAGCATAATAATACCCTGCTTCATGGTCTCTAGGACAGAGACTGCCTCAGGATCGTCACTCAACTTAATACGGAAGTAGAAAGTCTTCTGCTTTTCAATCAGCAGCTCAAGTTTCTCAAAGTATTCCATCTTCCTCTCATCATTAAGAAGAACAAAGTTCATGGCAGATCTAAAACAGAACTGCTGGAGATCCATCATCTCTTGGATGTCTCCACGGACTAATTCAGATTGAAAGAAGCTCATACTAACATCAACTTTGCGCGACTGGTTTTCTTCATGAAGTTGAGT